GCGGTAGGAAGCTAATATGAAATTAATTAAAGAACATACAGAAGTTGTAAACTACCTTATCGAAGAAGATAAAGAAACTGGTAAGAAGAATTACAACATTGAGGGAGTATTCCTCCAAGCTGATATTAAAAACAGGAATGGAAGATTATACCCTACAGAGATTCTTGACAAAGAAGTTAAAAGATATGTTAAAGAAAATGTCAAGAAAAATCGTGCGTATGGTGAGTTAGGACACCCTGATTCTCCAACTATCAATTTAGATAGAGTATCGCACATGATTAAGGATTTGAAGCTAGAAGATAAAAACTTTATCGGAAAAGCTAAGATAATGGATACACCTTATGGTAAGATTGTTAAATCGTTGATTGACGAAGGAGCAAGTCTAGGTGTATCTTCTAGAGGGATGGGTTCATTGAAAACTACCAAAGACGGAACTTCAGAAGTCCAAAAGGATTTTATGCTTGCCACTGCTGCTGATATAGTTGCAGATCCGTCGGCACCAGATGCATTTGTACGAGGTGTTATGGAGGGCAAGGAATGGATGTTCGTTGATGGGAAGTTTGTCGAGCAAGATATTGATGCTATAAAGAGTTCAATAACTAAGGCAACAAGATCTCAACTCGAAGAAGCAAAACTTTTCGCATTTGCGAAGTTTTTAAAGAAAATACAATAACCCATACTTTAAGGAGACAAACATGTCAAGTATAGAACAAAAAATCGCAGAACTCCTTGGTGAGAGTAAGAAAGCTGAAGAGCAAATCGATACTCTTGAGGAGTCTGAAGGCTGGAAAAAATCTAGCGATGAAGCTGAAGCTGAAGCGCCTGCTGAAGAAGTAGTGGCTGAAGAAGAAGCACCAGCTGAGGAAGAGGTAGAAGAAATCGAAGAGGGTGAATTACCACCTGCTTTGAAGAAAGCTATCGAAAAGAAAAAGAAAAAAGATGGCGACGACGATGACGATGACGACGACGACGATGATGACGATGATGAAAAGTCTAAAGATAAAGAAAAAGACGAATCATATATGACATCTTCTAAAAAGAAAGAGAAGATGAAAGATATGAAAAAAGAAGAATCTGAGTCTGACGAAGAAGTTGTAGCAGAAGAAGCTGAAGAAGATGAAATCGCAGTAGATGTTTCAGAAGATGTTGAAGCATTATTAAATGGCGAAGAACTTTCTGAAGAGTTCAAAGAAAAAGCTACTACTATATTCGAAACTGTAGTTGTATCTCGTGTTAAAAGCGAAGTCGCTAAGTTTAAAAAAGAATTATCTGAGTCTAATGCTGTTGCAATAGACGAAGCTAAAGAGAGTCTAGTTGAAAAAGTTGATGGATATCTCAGCTATGTAGTTGAGCAGTGGATAAGTGAAAATGAAATCGCTCTCGAATCTGGTATGAAGTCGGAGATTTTAGATGGCTTCATTAATGGTATGAAAAATCTGTTCGCTGAACATTATGTTGATGTTCCTGAAGACAGATTTGACTTACTTGGAGACGCTCAAGAAAAGGTCGAAGAATTAGAGAAGAAGCTCAATGAGCAACTTGAAGCTAATGTCGAACTTAACAAGAGTGTAAAAGCTATGGAGAAGGACGAAGTCCTTTCTAAAGCATCCGATGGTATGGCTGAAACTGATAAAGAAAAATTTGCTGGATTAACTGAGGATCTCAGTTTTGAAGACAAAGAATCTTTTGAGAAAAAAGTCAGCACTATCAGAGAATCTTACTTTGCTTCTAAACCAAGCAAAACAAATGTAGAAACTGTTGTTACTGATGAGCCAGTACAGTTAGAAGAAGAAACTAAGAAGTCTATTTCAGACCCTAAAATTTCTGCTTATGCTGACATGCTTGACAGAAGCAACAAAAATAATTAATCTATCAACTTTAAGGAGATATAAAAATGGATAGAAAATCATTAATGGAAAAATGGTCACCTATTCTGGAACACGAAGGTGTTGCTCCCATCAAAGAGAATTACAGAAAAGAAGTCACTGCTGTCCTTCTAGAGAACCAAGAAAAGGCGATCAAAGAAGAAAAGCAAGCGATGTTCGAAGCTGTTCATGTCAATGATGCTGCAGCTCTTCCTGACACAGGTGGTGTGGCTAAATTTGATCCAGTACTAATTTCTTTAGTACGAAGATCTGCTCCGCAAATGATCGCTTACGATATTTGTGGTGTACAACCTATGACTCAGCCTACTGGTCTTATCTTTGCTATGAAAGCAAGATACAGCACTCAAGGTGGTACTGAGGCATTATTTAACGAAGCTGACTCAGACTTTTCTGGTGCAGGTACTCACGCAGGATCTAATCCTGTTGATGGCACTTACACTACTGGTACTGGTATGACTACTGGTGCTGCTGAGGTACTTGGTGACGGAAGCACATTCCAAGAAATGGCTTTCTCAATCGAGAAAACTTCAGTGACTGCTAAGTCTAGAGCACTGAAAGCTGAGTACACTATCGAACTAGCACAAGACTTGAAATCAGTTCATGGTCTTGACGCTGAGGGCGAACTTTCTAATATCCTCTCTACTGAAATTCTTTCAGAAATTAACAGAGAAGTTATCAGAACTGTGTACAAAACTGCTAAGCCAGGAGCTCAAACTGGAACAGCTACTGCGGGAACTTTCGACCTAGATGTTGATGCATCTGGTAGATGGTCTGTTGAAAAATTCAAAGGTTTACTCTTCCAAATCGAAAGAGAAGCTAATGCGGTTGCTCAGCAAACTCGTAGAGGTAAAGCTAACTTCATCATCTGTTCTTCAGATGTTGCTAGTGCTTTAGCAATGGCTGGTGTATTAGATTACGCTCCAGCTCTATCAACTAACCTAAATGTAGATGAAGCTTCTACAACTTTTGCTGGTGTTCTTAATGGACGCTACAAAGTGTATGTAGATCCTTATTCAGCAAATGGTGCTGCTAGTCAGTACTTTGTAGTTGGATATAAAGGTACAAGTGCATTTGACGCAGGATTATTTTACTGCCCATATGTACCTCTACAATTAGTTAGAGCAGTAGATCCTTCAACTTTCCAACCAAAAATTGGTTTCAAAACAAGATATGGCTTCACAGCTAATCCGTTTATCCAATTGGATGGTTCTGGCGATCTAGTAGCTGACGAAAACTACTACTACAGAAGAGTTAAAGTTACAAACCTAATGTAATCTTAACCTTTTAAGGTACAATCCTGAAATGGGGAGCTTCGGCTCCCCATTTTTTTTGACTAAATAATTATATCGTTCATTCACTCTAAATGTAGCAGTGGACGGAAGTAAGTAGAATAGGAAAACCTCTCACGCAAGTGAGGTAAGCTAGTACCGAAAGGGAACGAGACCGACAATCTACCGAAGGAACGCAATAGGTGAATAGAATTGCGCAGTTTTATTCAAAGATCAACCTATTACAATCTGGAGGAAACGATGACTACTTTCTACAGAGGTATCAAAGTCACTGATGAAAATGTCGCCAAGGATAATAAATTGTCCAAAAAAGGTGGTATTTACAGAGGGATTAAACATGGTGCCATATCTAAAGAGAGTGTAAAAGTCGCTACTGGTTTACAGTATCGTGGCATAGCACACTAACTTTAATTGGAGGGCAAGTATTATATTCTTATAACCAACTTGCCCTTCTTTTTTTACTAAATAATTTCGGTGGTTATAAAAATTTATTTTTTTATAACTAAATGTAAACACTTAATAGGAAAAACCATGTCCACAGTTATTAAATTAACGAAGAGCATGGTGCGAAAAACCAAAGCATTTGCCGAATTTCTAGCATACATTGCTCTTCCTTTAGGATTCCCAGTTGCCACATTCGTGACGATGCGAATGAGTTATTTTGGATACTAAAGAAAAACCTACAAAAACTCACGAGGACGATGTCGACTTTATGGTCGAGAACCCCATGCTATATATGGTATTATTACCATCCCTAGTCGCCATCGTTCCTCCTACTCTCGCAGTCGCAGCCATCTGGTTCCACCAATATTATATCGGTATATAGATTTCAAAAGACCTAAATAGTAATATCGAGGATATTATGTCTAAGTTGATTGAAATATACGAACAAGCGATTGACTGGTTTCAAGTCAAGTTCGAGATAGATTATTACCAACTCATTTTCATGGCATTTTTGCTAGGACTTGCTGTTGGTTTACTTGCTCTCGGGATACTGTTATGAATAAAAGTTTATTAAACGATATAGAAAATCTTGATAAGATTATAGATAAAACATCTGACCCACGATTGAAGCAAATGTGGAAAGATAAAAAGGATCTTAAAAAGAAAATCGAACAAAGAGAAAATGGCACCAGAAGAACTACTAGCTAAAAGAATTGCTAAACTACAAAGAGTTCTAGATCGGGCACAGAATAAACAATTTAAAAATATGTGGGCATCTCATTTGGCTCACCTAAAATTACTACAAAAGAGGAAAGTTAATTGACTGCATATTCTAATAAATTCCCTACCGATATATCCCCATTAAATCCTAATGGCTTTACTTTTGATGTAGCCAGATTACCAGATACTACATTCTTTGTACAATCAGTTGGATTGCCAGGACTTACTTTGGGCGAGTTTATGCAACAAACACCTTTAGTGGCTAACCCTATTCCTGGAGAAATACTCACATACCAAGAACTTGTAGTCGAGTTTCAAGTAGATGCTAACATGACAAACTGGAAAGCAATACATGACTGGATGATTGGACTTGGGTTCCCAATAAATCATGAGCAATATTTGTCATACCTTACCTCTGAGGAAAGAGCGAAGATTTCCGAAATATCACAAAACTTCTCAGATGCTACACTTCAGGTATTATCTGGACAAAACCAACCTGTAAAAACATTCACATTTGTTGATTGTTTTCCTACAGCACTAGAGCCGATTCAGTTTGAAGCTAAGATGCAAGATGTTATGATGGTTTCTACTCGTGCAACCTTTAAATATACCTATTACTACTGCCAATAGACCTTTACTTTTAAGAATAAATCAACTAAGATTAAGTTGTTAGGAGTATAATTTATATGAATTTACAACAATTACAAGACGAATGGTCAAAGGACTCGATAGTCGATGACGACCACTTAGATAAAGAAGCAGTACGCATCCCAAACCTACACCAAAAGTATTTAAAGTTCCTGATGGAGTTTAAAATGAAACTTACTAAACAAAGAGCAGAGTTTCATGCACTTCGCAGATTAAAAATACGATATTATAATGGTGAGTTGGGTCGAGACGAGTTAGTAGAACTGGGTTGGGAGCAATATCAAGGCATAAAACCTATAAAATCAGCTCAAGACGACCTATTACATGGCGATAAAGAGCTGATAGACCAAACTGTACGCATATCTTATCTTGAAGATATGGTATATGCTACCGAAAGTATCATGAAATCAATCTCAAGTAGAGGTTGGGACATTAAAAACTCAATAGAGTGGAAAAAATTTATATCTGGTGCCTAAAATAACGATAGAGAAAGCGAGTAATATACATATTCGCTGTTTTTCAGAGCCTGCAGTTGAACAGGAGCTCTGCGATTATTTTACCTATTCAGTTCCAGGTGCTCAGTTCACTCCACAGTACCGAAGTCGTATGTGGGATGGTAAAATCCGCCAATATGATAGAATACGACATACATTATATCTTGGATTATACCGATATGTAGAAAGATTCGCTGTTGAGCGAGGTTATGAGATAGAATGTAAGGATTTAGTAGTAATAGACCGAAAAATACCCTTTGAAGAGGTCGAAAACTGGGTAAATTCCTTAAAATTAGCATCCAAGGGGCAAAAATTGAGCTCCAGAGAATATCAAGTTGAAGCTATACATAAAGCCATTAATGATGAAAGAACGCTCTTGGTGAGTCCTACAGCGTCTGGAAAAAGTCTAATTATATATTCTACACTTAGATATCTATTAAATCAAGGCAAAAAAGCTATCATCATAGTACCAACAACATCCTTAGTTGAACAGTTATATAAAGACTTTGAAGATTATTCCACTATAAATGGGTGGAATGTAGAGGATAGTGTACAAAAATTATACTCAGGATTTACTAAAGATATCTCTAAGCAAGTATTAATTACCACTTGGCAGTCAGTATATAAACAACCCAAAGCATGGTTCGCTCAGTTTGATGTATGTTTTGGTGACGAAGCACATCAGTTTAAAGCTAGATCTTTGACGACTTGTATGGATAAATTAATTAATTGTAATTACAGGATAGGCACGACTGGTACGATTGATGGAAAGAAAGTTCATAAGCTAGTACTAGAGGGTGTGTTTGGACCAGTCTTTGCTGTCACTACAACTAAAAAATTAATGGAAGAGAAAAAGGTTGCCGATTTAGATATTACTTGCTTACTATTAAAATATGATGACTTAGATAGACAAGGTAGAAAAAATAATAAGTATGCCGACGAGATGGACTTCTTAGTGACTAATGATTATAGAAATAAATTTATAGTAAACTTGGCTGCAGATTTAAAAGGAAACACCTTAGTCTTATATCAGTTCGTTCAAAAGCATGGGATTCCTTTATATGAAAACCTAAATAAAAAGGTAGATGGTTCAAAGGACATCTGGTTTGTGTCAGGGGACACAGTCGTAAAGGATAGGGAAAAGGTCAGAGAAATAGCAGGTGATACAAACAACAATATCATAGTTGCTTCTTTTGGTACATTCTCGACTGGCATTAATATACCATCTATCGAAAATATTATTTTCGCATCGCCAAGTAAAAGTAAGATAAGAAACTTACAATCTATTGGGCGAGGACTTAGACTAAAAGAGGGTAAAGAAACTTGTAATTTGTATGATATAGCTGACGACCTTTCTTGGAAATCTTGGAAAAATCATACTTTAAAACATTTCAGTGAAAGACTCTCTATATACAGTGAAGAAAAATTTAACTACAAAATAGTAGAGGTAAATGTTGGATAATCAAAAATTAATTAGGGAAGATGACGAGTTCATTATTCTTAAGCTAACCACAGGGGAAACTCTAGTGGCTACTATCAGAGCAGACGCACCTGAAACTATATCTGTACAATATCCCTTTGAATTAAAAACTATTCATGAAAGAAGGCAAGATATGGTAGTAGATGTCACTGCTGCTGCACCATTCTGTGGTTTCGCAGAAGATAGGAACTTCACATTTAAAAAAGAAGATATTATGTTTACTAAAGTCCTTCATAATTTTTCAGTTCCATTTTATATAGAATTAGTCGAAGAGTATGAAAAACTCATCGATGTACCAGTACCAAAGAAAAGATTATCTGAAACTCAAGATGTATTACGCAAAACTGCCGAAACTATGAGACAACGCAGTGAAGAGATCTTGGGCGAAGACAGACTAGAGGATACAGCAGAAGTGCTTGATTATCTTCTAGGCAACATCGGCAAATCAAAGAAAACAATCCATTGATAAGCATAACTCCAAAAGCTAAACAATACATACAAATCAAACTCAAAGCGAGTGGGAATAAGTACGCACGACTTGCCCTCGATGGTGGAGGTTGTGCTGGGTTTACTTATAAGTGGGAAGAAACAAACGAAGTCGCCGATGGCACCCTTATTGAAGATACGATTATAGTGGATAAATTAGCAGAGTTATATGTTATGGGATCTGAGATTGATTATAAAGAAGATTTCGCAGGATCGCATATCGAGATTATAAATCCGAATGCTACTGGAAGTTGTGGATGTGGAGAATCAGTTGGATTCTAACAGTCTCGTTATCATCCCTGGAACACCCTGTAATCTACTCTTCAGTTTCTTAAAAAGCAAGCATTAAATGAAAAAAAATAATAGTTGCCTTTTAAGAATGTTTTATATAGAATTATGTTTTGATAGGAGGACTACATGGCAGTCTCAAAAAAGAAGCCCCAACATTATGTTGATAATAAACAGTTTCTACAAGCACTAAAAGATTATAAAGATGCTTGTGCTAAGGCGAGCAAAAAGAAACAAGATAAACCTAGAATCCCAGAGTATATTGGTGAATGCTTATTGAAGATTGGTACACACCTTTCTTACAAACCTAACTTCATCAACTATACCTATCGGGATGATATGATACTGGATGGTGTTGAAAACTGTATTCAATACATACATAACTTCGACCCTGATAAATCTGGTAATCCATTTTCATACTTTACGCAAATTATTTTCTATGCTTTTTTACGAAGAATTAAAAAAGAAAAGAAACAAACTTATGTGAAGCAGAAACTAATTGCTGAGATGGATGTTGATGCATTCATGGAAGCAGGTGAAGATAGCGAAGGTACTAACCAATATATTGAGTATATGAAAAAGAACCAAGTCCTTGACCCTTACTTTGAAGCCAAAGAGAAAAAGAAGAAAGAAAAAAAGTCCACACCCATCTCTGATGCGTTGGACGATGTAAATGAGTAAAGTTGCTATTATAACCGATCTACATTTCGGTGCTAGAGGAGATGCTATCACTTTTGTAGATTATATGGATAAATTCTATACAAATACTTTTTTCCCTGCTTTGAAGGAAAGAGGTATCAAAAATATATTAAATCTTGGTGATACATTCGATCGCCGAAAATACATCAATTACCATTCATTAAAAAGATCTAGGCAGTTCTTCTTTGACCCTATTAAAGATGCTGGTATGCACATGTGGATGTTGGCTGGTAATCACGATACTTATTATAAGAACACCAACGATACTAATTCTATCGACTTACTATTAAATGATTATAAAAATATTACTACTATACCTGAAGCGATGGATATAACAGTTGATGGTCGTGATATTTTTATGCTACCATGGATCTGTACTGACAATTATCAATCAAGTATGGAAGCATTAGAGGATAGTAAAGCAGAAATATGTATGGGTCATTTAGAGATAGCTGGTTTTGTAATGCATCGTGGGGTTAAATCTCATGGTGGTTTAAACGCAGAAAGGTTTAGAAAATTTGGTTTGGTTTATTCGGGTCATTACCATCATAGGAACAACGATGGGCATATATATTATCTTGGGAATCCTTATGAATTAACTTGGTCTGATTATAAAGACCCAAGAGGATTTCATATCTGGGATACTGAAACTATGGAACTTGAGTTTATTGAGAATCCATATACTATGTTTGAAAGAGTAGAGTACGATGATGTGACCAATAATTATGATGACTTTGATGCTAGTATTATGGCTGATAAGTATGTCAAAGTGATTGTAGCTAACAAGTCAGACTTTAATAAGTTTGATACATTTATGAAAGGGATTTATAAAGCTGGTCCACACGATGTTAAAATTATCGAGGACTTCGCTGAGTTTAAAGATGGTGAGATTGATGAAGAGATAAACTTAGAAGATACCATGAATATATTGAATAGTTATGTTGATAGTGTAGAAACAAATTTAGATAAGGAAAAAGTAAAAGGATTCCTTAAAGGATTATATGCTGAAGCACAACAAACTGAAAGTGAAACTGCTGAATGATTACTTTTGAAAAACTTAAATGGCGAAACCTATTAAGCACAGGAAACGCATGGACTGAAGTAGATCTTAATCGTTCTACTACTACATTAATTGTAGGTAAAAATGGTGAGGGTAAATCTACTATCCTTGACGCACTCATGTTCTCTCTGTTCGGGAGACCTTTTCGTAAAGTAAAAAAAGACCAACTCGTAAATAGTATTAATGGTAAGAATCTCGAAGTAGAGATTGAGTTTATGATTCGTAATAAACATTATAAGATATTACGAGGTGCTAAACCGAACAAAGTAGAATTATATGTAGATGGTTTAAAACTAGATTCCTTCGCCAGCAATGCTGATACGCAGACTTATATACAAACTCAAATAATAGGTTTTGATTGGCGAACTTTTAATAAGCTGGTCATTCTAGGATCTGCTAGTTATGCACCATTTATGCAGTTAAACTTATGGCACAGGCGACAAGTTATTGAGGACATCTTAGATATCGGTATATTTAGAACTATGAATGAGTTGCTTACTGATAGAGCAAAACTTACTAAAGAACAACTCATGAAAGTTGATAATGATATTACTGTCGCTAAACAACAAGTAGATTCTCAGAAAGAATTACTCGAACAATTAAGCAGTGTAAAAGAAGAAGCTGTAGAAAAGATAAATGAAAAGATTCGTAATAATGAAGAGTCTATAACCAATATTACTAATTCTATCGAACAACTAATGAAAGATGTTGATTACTTAAATACTCAGATATCTGATGGCGACCAAGTTAATAAAGATCTAGAAGAAGCTAAGAAACTATTGGCTGGTTATGATAATAAGAAGTCAGGCATTACTAATGATATTGCTTTCTTTGAAGATAATGAAGTATGCCCACAATGTGAGCAAGGTATAGAACACGACCATAAGAATAACATCTTAACTAAATTAAACGACAAGCTGGGCAAAGCAAGTAATCATTTATCTTCCCTAAGTCAAGCACTTGAAAAGCTAAATAAAAGATATGAGGAGATTGCTACTATAAACCAGACCATAATGAGCAAGAACTCAGAGGTATCTGCTCTCAATCAATCACTCAGTTTGTTGGGTAAAACAAACAAGGATTTAGTAGAAGAACAATCGACTTTAAATATTGATGATGAAAATGTGGTAACACAGAAAGCGAAACTTAAAGAACTAGCACAATCTGCTGTAAAAGCAGTCGAGGAAAAAACGCAAGTTGAAGAACAAAAACAAATTGAAGATGTATCTAAAACACTTCTCGCTGAGTCTGGCATTAAAACTGAGATTATTCGCCAGTATCTTCCTATCATTAACAAACTTATCAACAAATATCTACAAGCAATGGACTTCTTCGTTCACTTTGAACTGGATGAAACATTCAATGAAACTATTCGCTCAAGATATAGGGACGAGTTTACATATGATAGTTTTTCTGAGGGCGAAAAGTTGAGGATAGATCTAGCAATATTATTTACTTGGAGACAAATAGCCAAGATGAAGAATTCAGTAAATACAAATCTATTACTACTAGATGAAATTTTTGATAGTAGTATGGATGCGAGTGGTACTGACTTGTTCCTACAAGTACTAAATGAAATCGGCGAGGGAACAAATGTTTTCGTTATATCTCATAAAGGGGATCAACTTTTTGACAAGTTTAGAAGTGTAATTAAATTTGTTAAGAAGAATGATTTTTCATCAATCGAACAAGGAGTATAATACATGAACGCACAAGCACATCTAATGGAACAATATAATAGAGTTAATTACGAACATAATGAAATACATGAAGAAGTTGAAAAGCATCGATTTGACTCTGAAAAACTCAAACAACTAAAACTTACCAAACTAAAACTAAAAGATAAACTTACTAATCTGGAGAAAAAACTAGGAATCTCATAATGAATGTACTTGATGATGCAAAAGGTGAATTAATACCATACAACGATCCATTACTAACTTCCCCACAAGACGAGTGGAACTTTGATGAAAATCCACAAGAGGAAGCAGCAAAACTTGGATTGTTATTAATTGAGACTTCTAGAAAATTACAGGGTGCAGGATTATCAGCCAATCAAATAGGATTACCATACAAAGTATTCGCATTGACTGCTGAGGAACAAATGGACTTACCAGCTATGGCTATATTCAACCCTGAGATATTAGAATCTTCAGAAGAAGTTAGTATAATGACTGAGGGATGTTTATCTAGACCCAACCTTTGGCTCATGGTTTCTCGACCTAGACTTATCAAAGTGAAATACCAAACATTTAAAGGCGAAGAAATCAGGACTACATTATCTGGTTATGTCTCTCGTGTGTTCCAACATGAGTATGACCATATGCTAGGAATAGATTTCACGCAAAGAGTATCTAAGATGAAACTCGATAGAGCCATTAAAAAGATGAAAAAAGACGCAAAAAGTGGTCGTACAACCCAAGTAATTAGAGGTAATTTCAACCAATAGTTATAAGTACTTGATTTTATATAATAAAATAATCTAAAAAAAGAGACGATTTTACTTTACTTTTGGGTCAAACGAGAGTAGAATGACTGTATAAATTAAATTATTTGAGAGGTAAAATGAATAATTCTAAAGATATACTTGCTAAATTACTCAGTACTGAAGATGTACAAGTAGTTCGTGCTTCAGTTCCTACTGCATCGTTCGATGTAAAAAATCGTGTTCTTACACTTCCAACTTTCGTAAATCTTGAAGAGACTGTTGAAAACTTGATGATTGGTCATGAAGTTGGTCATGCTTTATGGACTGACCCCAATTATGCTACTGAAGAAGTCATGAAGGATAAACTTACTAAAAACTATGCGAATGTTATTGAAGATGTTCGTATTGAAAAGCTAATTCAAGCTGAGTATCCTGGACTTCGTACTGACTTTTTACAAGGTTATAAAAAACTTGCTGATGATGACTTCTTTCAAATTAAAGGTAAAGATGTAAACTCTCTACACCTAATTGATAAAATTAACCTGTATTTTAAAATTGGTCTTAAGTCTGGTATCAAATTTTCTGATGAAGAATTCAAAATAGTTTCTAGAGTTGATAGCTGTAAAACTTTCCCGCAGGTTATTGAACTTGCTAAAGAGTTGGCTGAGTATGCTCGTAAAAAGAAAAAAGAAGAAGAAGAAGCACTTCAGGAACAAATGGCTCAAGCAGGTGACCTGAATGATGCTGACCTCGACGAAGAATATGAAACTAAAGAAAGCGATGACGATACTGAATACGATGAAAGCGATTCAGAATCTAATAGTGAAGAGGTTGAAACTGAAGAAGGCGATGACGATAATGGTGATAGTTTCTCATCTGGTCTTGAAGGTGGTTCGGGTCAAGCTGACCAAACTCCTGAATATTCTGATACTTCTTTAGAATCTCAAACTCAAGCATCGCTTGATACTAAGATGACTGAACATGCTAAGTATGATGGTAAGATATTTAGAAATGTTCAAATGGAAGAATATCCTATGGGTGTAGATCCTAAAATTTCTTACAAAAAAATTCTTAAGCAGATTAAAACTCCAGGAGCCGATGGTTATAAAAGTGATAACGAATCTGTTCATAGTGAAATTATGAATGATAGTAAAGTTATTAAAGATAATGGTTCGTCTGTATATTTGGATAGTGGTTGGCATGCTGGTGATACAGAAACATTTAAAGACTACTATGGTAGAGAATATCTTGGCGATAAGTCTGGTGCATACTATAAAGAAGACTATGATAATTTTATGAACAATATTAAGTCTGATATTGATTATATGGTAAAAGAGTTTGAGATGAAAAAATCTGCTCAAAGGTATGCTCGTACTGAAACTGCTAAGACTGGTCAGTTAGATGTAAAAAAACTTTACAACTACAAACTGTCTGAAGATTTATTCAAAAGAATTAATGTTGTTTCTGATGATAAAAATCATGGATTCGTTATGTTAGTTGACTGGTCTGGTTCTATGCAAAATATTATGCGTGATACTATGAGACAAGTAATTATTCTTTCAACTTTCTGTCGTAAAGTAAATATTCCTTTCGAAGTATTGGCATTTTCTAATCATGATAATGTACATAACAGATATTCTAATGATAATGAAAATTCTGTAGAGTTAGTATCCCAGGAAGATTACGAAAAAGTGGTTGCTGCAAAATCTGCTAATAATGAAAAACTACATCATATTAGAAGAGAAAATATGTGGTTGTACCAACTACTTACTAATGAGATGAATAATAAAGAGTTTGATGAAATGTGTTTTTACTTACACTCTTTCTTATGGTACTACTCATACAACCTTTCACTTTCAGGTACTCCTTTGACTGAAGCACTTGAAATTATGGTTGGTTATACTTCTAGATTTCAAAAGCAACATAATCTTGATAAATTAAACTTTATCACTTTGACTGATGGTGCTGGATATAGTAGAGGTATTCAATCTAATTACCAACTTGAAAGGGAACTGTATCCTGATATCAATGGTCGTCCTTTGAGAGGTTCTTATGTTGATACTCTTATAGATCCTGTGACTAAAAAGAAATATGTTGTTTCAGGTTCTAGAAATAATTTTGATTTTGCTTTCCTCGATGCTATCAAGTCTAGAGGTTGTACTACTATCGGATATTTCCTAGGAAGAAATTCTTTTAGAGGTATGCAACAGTTCTATCACTACAACCATCCTTCTTACGATGGGAATGGTGAATATCCTATGTTTGGGTTTGATAAAGCTAGATTAGAGATTCGTAAGAATGGTGGTTGGGGATCTTTCTCTGACTTCGGTCGCGATGAAATGTTTTTCTTAGATACAGCTAAATTAAATCCTGCTAGTGTAGATGCTACTGATATTGATAACATCGAGAAAAAAACTGCTAGTCAAATCGCTAGGCAATTCACTAAAGGTTTGAAAACTAACAGGCAATCTAAAGTTCTTATGAATACTTTCGTAGATAGGGTAGCATGACACAAGAAGAAATAAAACAAAAGATTAAGCAAAGGCGAACACAAATGTTAGTCCACTCCTGCATTTATTATGAAATGAATGACAACATTGTCGATGATGCGACATGGCAGAAGTGGGCTGACGAACTTCGTGATTTGCAAAACGAACATCCATTACTTTGTCAAATAGAATTTTTTGATGAAGTATTTGCTCGGTGGGATGGATCCACTGGTCATCATTTACCTCTCAGAGATCCGTGGGTTTTTGACCGAGCAACCCTTTTAATAAATGCTAAAGAGAAAGGATATGGTACTTCTTTATGAGAAAAGAGAAAACACCCCCACCCAATTCAAAACTAAGATATCATGTAAAGCGAAAAGGTAAATCTTTTCATGTGATAGAAAATGGTGGCGATTATCAAAACAAAGTTATCCATGAAACTTCTGATAAAAAAGAAGCATATCGGATATCTAAAATACAAAGTAAAACTCAACAGTGGGCACCGAATGCTGGTGTACCTTTATATCTATGTCCTACTCAGGTTATACAGCAGTCATAGGAATTTTAATCAGTGACAACCACAGTAAAGAAGATATTCTTAACTGTATGAAAAGTTGTCAAGGATATCCTATATGGGTACACGCGAACACCAATGATACTAATTGGGCAGATAGGATGAAGATTGCTTGTGAAGAAACAGGTTGTCATTATTTTTCTAGCACTAGAAGTAATGGTAATCCAGGATTTGGTAAAAACTTGATGATGAGAAACTTTGGTATGGATACTAATTTAAGATTCTTTAGTTATTGCTTTCTAATAGATGGCGATGACGCATGGGGATCTACACTGCCTGAGTTATTCAAAAGGAAGTACGATGGCGACTTCTTATTCTCATCAGGTGGCAAGTATAAGTGGAAAGATGAGATATATGAAAAGGTTGAACTGGCTCAGCTGAGCGAACAAATAAGAAAGGATATGGGGGATAAGTACGATAAGCCAACATCCTATATATCTGAGTGGTTGGATTTAAGAGAGTTATTACAGAAATTTTATCAGCATCCTAATAATGAGCATGGCACATTAAATAGATTGATAGGATTTCATAAGGGTTCAATCTATAAATTACAGTTTAAAGAAGATATTAAAATAGCTGAAGACCTAATTTTTCATATTGAAGCATTGATGGCTGACAAAAGAAAAGAGTTTAAGATACAATATTTACATGATGATGACTTATACTTATATCAACCAAATGAAAGAGGAATACATTATTACTCTTTTTCTAGACCAAAAGAAAACTGGTTAGCGAGAGTAAGAGCATATCTACCAAAGGCATATCCTAAAAGTTTGAAAAAATATAAAGTGGACTGGATAAAATGACATATATCGTTCCTAAAAAAGTTTATTACATACATATCCCCAAAGCTGGTGGTACGACTGAGAAGTACAAACTGAAGGAACTATATGGTAATGATATGAAAGAAGTGACCACAGGAAAGCATAGTCCTTATGATAAACAGTATGCTGATTATGATTGTATATATACACATGTAAGGAATCCGCATGATAGATTATTGTCAATTTATTTGTTTTGGTTTGAACTTAAATTTATGCCACAAAAACATATTACTGATAAAAGAATAGACTTTATGCAATATGAACACAAACAAAGAATATCGCAAAATTTTGGACATTATATGGGTGGGATGTCAAAGTTTGATACTATGCTTTACAATAAGATAACTCCACTTATTCAAGATAATAATCCTGAAAATTATTACAAGTGGTTAGATACTGTAGGAAAAGCAAATGATGAAATGGATTGTTTCTTTGAATATCGACCATGGCTTCAACAACATTTATGGTTGGCTGATAATGTATTCGTAAAGAAGATTGAAGATGAAGGTGGCGAAAAATTAAATATTACCAGCAGAATGCCAGAACATGATGATAATGATTACTTACAAATAGGCAAACCACTAATAGAAAAATATTACAAAGAAGACTTAGAAAGGTTCGGATATGAATAGGTTTAAATTTTATCTAGAAATAATTACCTGCTTTTTTATTATCGCAGGGATAATACGACATTATTAACAAGGAGAACTATAACATGGGAAAACATATAAAAACATCAATGGACGAAAAGGTAGTGGATTATCTTGCTATTGAATTATGGCGAAAAGATCCAAACAATAAAGTCCTCCATCAGTTGATGGGTATGCAGAATGAGGAAGGAAACCATATTCGTAAGACTATCGATGCTTATGATAAAACAGGTGAGTTTCCAACCCACTATAATACCGATGGAACATGGAAATATTCGTCTGGACAGATAAGTTTTGACGCATTTTTATCACAAGGAAAGTAAAAAAGGTTATAAGTAGTTGTTTTTTAATAATAAAAAAATCTTAAAAAATGGACGATTTTACTTTACTTTTGGGTCAAATGAGAGTAGAATCATCTGTATAAGTTAATAAATTAAAGCGAGGTATATATTATGACAAACTTATCTAAAGAAACTGCTTTCCTAGAAAGAGCATTTGAGCTTTTTCCTGAAGCAAGTGACAGTCGTGAAATGACTGCCAAACAAATACTAGAAGTCAGATCTTCTGGTATTTCTGTACCAGGATCTATCTGGGAAAATAAAGTTGCTAACAGCAAACCAGCACTTTATGTAATTCCAGGTGGTTCTGTTTCTAAACCAGTTGCTGACCCAGTTGCTGTTGATACTGTATCAACACCATCTACTAAGTCTTCAGCTGTTTCAACAACTGTTGATAAAAATAGTTTGGTTCCATGTGTGGATCCTAACTATGTTCCTTTCGGAAACTATCGTGACTTACAAATTATTGTGAAGTCTGGTATGTTTTATCCTTCTTACATAGCAGGTCCGACTGGTAATGGTAAATCTACTAGCATTGAGCAAATCTGTGCTAAGCAGAAAAAACCTTTAATTCGTGTCAACTTAAATACTATGACTGATGAAGACCAGTTGATTGGTTCTAAAACTTTGGTCGATGGTAATGTTGAAATCGTAGAAGGTCCAATTGTAATCGCTATGAGATTTGGTATCCCTCTTCTTCTTGATGAGATTGATGCTGGTGGTGCGAATACACTTCTTTGTTTACAACCTATCCTTGAAGGAAAACCATTTTATTTCAAATTAAAAAATGAAATGATTACTCCTGCTCCAGGATTTAATATCTTCGCAACTGCGAACACTAAAGGTAAAGGATCTGACGATGGTAGATACATCGGTACGAATGTCCTTAACGAAGCATTCCTAGAAAGGTTTGCTGTGACTTTTAACCAACCTTACCCAACTGAAAAAGTTGAGTTAGAGATTGTTAAAAATCTGTTCGTTCACTTTGGTCTAGCTGACCAGAAGAAAACTATCAACCAATCTAAAAGTCTTGACGACTTTGCTTCTAACTTAGTTAAGTGGGCAGCAGTTGTTCGTAAGACTTTTGATGATGGTGGGTGTGACGAGAATATCACTACTCGTAGGTTGACTCACATTGTTCGTGCTTTTTCTATCTTTAAAAACGAGAAGAAAGCAATTGAACTTTGCTTGAATAGGTTTGATGATGTCACTAAAATGGCATTCCTTGACCTTTACACTAAAATCTCTGCTGGGGAAATGGATTCTCCAGCTGAGGAAGATAGTGATAGAAACCCATTTACTGAAGAGGTATCTGAATAATGGAACTTACACCATACGAACTTCTCACTAAGTTTCAAAAGCGATGGGTAGATAACATGATTGTTGTCTATCCTGAACTTGAGACTGGTGGTGCTATTACTTTGGAAAAATGTACTGAAGGGATTGTTAAGCTGAAAGAAAAACATGCTGAAGATCCTAGTTTTCCTAAGATCGGTACACCTAATTGGAATTATAAGATTAACAAGATCGACAAAGGCATCTATTTCTTTCCTGCTCCAGGAGCAGACTCAGAGATGGCGATTCGTGAAGCTGAGGATATAAAGATATCTCGTTTACCGAAACCAAAGTTTGTCATAAAAGACGAGGAAGATGCCGACTTCGTTCAGGAACTGAAAGACTTCGGTATTGATATAGATGTCGCCGATGAAGATAATGGTGTTTCAGTTCCTGATTTAAGGGATTCATCTGTTATTGACTGACGATAGCTGATGATAGAAAGGGAAGGACTGCCATCTCCTTCCCTTTTGCATTTATTTACAGTGGATGGACTCGTGGTGAAACTGGATATCACACTAGTCTTCTAAACTTGTATTACAGGTTCGAGTCCTGTCGAGTCCACCACTTTACTTTTAAGTTTTTTTAATATAGAGTATTGAATATGAAAAATAAAAATCCTAATATTGATTATAAATTTGATGAAGATAAACTTATTGAAGACTTCAAAGAATATATTGATAAAACTTACATGGGGCACTACAGTAAAAACTCATTTCAAGCAAGTGAATTTATTATTGATTGTGGTCATGGTATGGGATTTTTTATGGGTAATGTATTGAAGTATGCCCAAAGGTATGGCAAGAAAGATGGTTATAATCGTGCCGATATTTTAAAAATACTTCACTATGCATTGATGGCTTTACATCAACATGATAAAATTAACAAGGAGAAATAATATTATGAAAATTTCGAAAGAAACTTTGAGTGTCCTTAAGAACTTTGCCACTATTAATGGCAATATTCTTATTAAAGCTGGTAATCGTTTATCGACTATATCAGCACAAAAAAATGTTATGGCTAGTACTACTGTCCAAGAAAACTTTGATGGTGAGTTTGGTATCTATGACTTAAATGAGTTTTTGGGTGTGTATTCTTTATTTGATGCAGATCCTGAACTTGCCTTTGATGAAAAGTTTGTCACTGTAGCAAATGGTAAATCTAAAGTAAAATATTTTGCTGCCGATCCATCAGTTCTAGCATCGCCAACTAAAGATGCTCTTCCTGTTGATGCAGATATTGAATTCGACTTATCAAAAACTATGTATGATATGATTATGAAAACATCTTCAGTATTGAGATCTGGTGATGTATCATTCATTGGTGATGGTTCGAATGTTAGTGTAGTTGTAGCTGATAAAAAGAATGCTACTTCTAACTCTTGGGATGCTACTTTGGGCACAACTGATAAAGTGTTTAAAGTAAATTTCAGGATTGATAATTTCAAAATGCTAGATGGGGATTATGTAGTTTCTATTTCTAAGAAAAGAATCTCTAAGTTTGCTTCTAAGATGAATGACTTGACTTACTTCATCGCAGTTGAAGCTGACTCTACTTTTGACTTTTAATTTTACTGAGAGATTTATATTATGGATGACCAATTTATTTGGGTCGAGAAATACAGACCTAAGACTATTGAGGAGTGTGTCCTTCCTGACAGTTTAAGGGATACATTCAAAGAGTTTGTTGCTAGTGGGCAACTGCCGAACTTCCTGTTCTGTGGTACTGCTGGTGTCGGTAAAACTACTGTCGCCAAAGCACTATGCAACGAAGTCGGTGCTGAGTATCTGTTCATTAATGGTTCCGAAGAATCTGGCATTGATGTGATACGAACAAAAATCAAAAACTTTGCTTCGTCGGTTTCCCTGACTGACTCAAAGAAAATCGTTATTCTTGATGAAGCTGATTATTTGAATCCGAACAGTACTCAGCCAGCACTGAGAGCATTTATCGAAGAGTTCTCTGGGAACTGCCGATTTATATTTACCTGTAATTTTAAGAATAGGATTATTGAGCCACTTCACTCTAGATGTGCTGTGGTTGAGTTTAGGACTGATGCTAAGGATAAACCAGCAGTTGCTACAGCTTTCTATAAAAGAGTGGAGCATATTCTTAATACTGAGGGTGTGGACTTTGAGCAAAAAGCAGTTGTAGAAATTATACAAAAACATTATCCTGACTTCCGAAGGGTGCTGAACGAACTTCAAAGATATTCAGTATCTGGTAAGATAGATAGTGGCATTATGATTAATGTCAGTGAAGAGTCCTGGAATAATCTCTTTACACTTCTAAAGGATAAGAACTTCAAAGAGGTTCGTAAATGGGTCACTAAAAATAGTGATATTGAAACAACCCAATTATTTTCTGATATATTTAATAATGCTAATAACAAACTAGAATCTGCTTCAGTTCCACAAATGGTTCTGATTCTCGCAGATTATCAGTATAAAGCAGCATTTGTCGCTGACCATGAACTTAATAAAATGGCAGCACTTACAGAGATAATGGCTTCCTGTAAGTTTAAATAATGGCAAACCCTTTCCTTTATATTAACAACATAACTAACGACAAGAAGGATCTATTCCAGGATAATCCTCTTGCCGATAAGGATTATGTACCCTTTATTATTAATAGAGGTTTGAGTTATTTCCCTGACACAATAATGCAGTCCAACATGATGAACCAATATCATGATATCCCGAAGTCTTGGCAATACTATTTTTTACTAAATACTATTACAAAAGGCAAAAGGTTCTCGAAGTGGCATAAAAATGAGAAGCAAACCGAGTCTTTGAAACTGGTTATGGAATATTATGGATATTCTCCAGAAAAGGCTCGTCAGGTGATGGATATATTAACAACTGACCAGATGAGCATTATTGAACAAAAACTAAATAAAGGTGGTAAATAGACATGTCAGTTGAAATGATACATTACGATTGGACTGCGGAGAAGATGCTTGAAGTCACACTCCCAGAGCCAGATAACTTTCTAAAAGTTAGAGAAACCCTAACTCGAATAGGAATATCTTCTCGCACAGAAAACAAACTATTTCAGTCTTGCCATATTTTACATAAACAAGGCAAGTATTTCATAGTACATTTTAAAGAACTTTTCGCATTAGATGGTAAAGAATCTAATATAGCTAATAACGATATTGAGCGAAGGAATACTATTGCTGTTCTGCTACAAGATTGGGAACTATTAAATATTGTAGATTCTAGTCAAGCTGAGCCAAAAGCATCCCTCTCTCAGATTAAGGTTTTATCCCATAAAGATAAATCTTCTTGGGAATTAGTACCTAAATATAATATTGGGAAAAAGAAATAAGGAGAGTAAATGGCTGACGCAAAGATTAGTGAACTTCCAGTATTAGCGACCCCAGAGTCCATTGATAAATTACTGATTGTTGACACTTCCGAATCTACTACAAAACATATTACATATGGAAATCTAGTATCTGCATTACAGGGTGCGAATGTGACATTGGCATCACTAGGAGATGTAAATACTACTGGACTTTCTAATGGTCAGGTTTTAAAATACAACGCATCTGCTGGGGAATGGCAACCTGGATCCGATACAGCTGGTATCTTATATACAGATTTATCAGCCATCAATGCTTCAGCATCTGGTACTGGATCTTTGGCATTTAATAATGTCACAGGTGTATTTACTAATACTCCACCTGACTTAACAGGATTTATTACAGCGTCTTCTACAGACACACTTACTAATAAGTCTGGAAATATTTCTATGTTCACTAATAATAGTGGATATATCACAGCATCTTCATCTGATACTCTTACTAATAAAGCTGGTAATGTTGATATGTTTACCAATAATGCTGGCTACCTAACTGGAACATCTACTGATACTTTAACAAATAAAACTATTGATGCTGATGGTACTGGCAACTCTATTTCAAATATTGAAGATGCTAATATAAAAGCATCTGCTGCGATTGACGCAACTAAGATTGCTGATGGAACTGTGACTAACACAGAGTTTCAACATATTAATAGTGTGACTGGAAATGTACAAACACAGATAAATGCGAAAGCAGATACTTCTTCGCTGGCAGCATCGGCAACTACTGATACAACTAATGCTACTAATATAGCAAGTGGTACTTTAAACAAAGCTAGATTGCCTTCATCTATTGATGCAGATACTACTGGGAATGCTCTAACAGCAACCACTGCTACAACTGCTACTAACTCAACAAATTTACCATCTACAGCTTTAGGAGATAATCAGTCTTATGCTTTCCTATACTATTTCAATGATTTAGCTGGTACAACTCCAGACTTTATTAATGTTGGAAATACTGTATCTGGTGACAAACTTTGGTATCATACTGGAACTATAAGCACAAGTGACTTGGGTCCAGGATATACAAGCAATTATTCGCCACCCAATACTGCTTCAGGTTTAAACCCTGGAGACGCAGGTGGTTTGAACAGCTGGGCACAAATAGATTCTACAGGTAATAGCACTTGGAGAAATATGGGTCCACAGCAAGCAACATCGTACGATCCTGCAGGAGCTGACTGGTACAAAGTGCCAGCATTATTCGTGAGGGTCTCGTAAAATAATTTATATAAAGGACTTGAAATTTTTGTAATGATACCTATATATAATGTAGAGAGAATGCCATAATGGGTTCTCGTAAATTAAACTCGCTTCATAAGGAGGAAAATATGACGCATTATAATCTATGGAGGGACAGCAGACTTGCTCCCTTTTCAATCGGCTTCGACAATTTATTCGATACATTCGATAGAGTCGGAGAAATCCACAAACAAGAAACTTATCCACCATACAATATCAAAAGACTCAGCGATGAGAAGTTTGCTATTGAAATGGCTGTGGCTGGGTTTTCTAAAAAAGATATTACAGTTGAACATCAGGAGAACACTTTGACTATTAAGTCGGTGCCTTCTGAAGAAACAACTGAAGAAGAATATGTACATAGAGGTATCTCTAAGAGAAACTTTGCTCGTACATTTACAGTTGCTGATGATGTTATAGTCAAAGGTGGCACTCTAAAAGATGGAATGCTTTCCGTCGAACTCGAAAGGATTATTCCTGAAGAGAAGAAACTTAAAGTCATCGACATTAAGTAATTAACCAAGACTCCCCAGCCGATGCTGGGGAGCACCACTTTAATATGGAGATATATTATGAAAGATGAAAATATCAAATTGTTTATGATGAACTCAGGTGAGATTATCGTAGCAGAAATAGTCGACTTCGGTGTTGAGCAATATGAATGTAAAGTTCCAAGTATGCTAGTCACCGATAACCCTAATGACCAAGGAAAATCACAAGTAGGATTAGCACCTTATTGCCCATATGGCGATCCAGCTAATTCTATCATATTTTACAAAACAGCTATACAGTCTGTTGTAATTCCAACCCAACAATTAAAAGACGAATATAAGAGAATATGGGGAAGTCCTAGTATTATGACTCCCGAAAAAAAATTAATTGTATAACTTTACTTTTAAACAAATCTAGAGTAGAGTTGTATTAATGAAGTTTTATACAAATGTTCATCCCCATGGTAATCAGCTTCTAGTCAGATATATTTCTGGCACGAAGCGAAAAGCCGAGAAGATACCTTTCAAACCCAGTGTAAGGGTCACAAAAGGTAAAGGCGAAACACCATACAAAACTCTTAAAGGGCATCCTGCTTATAAAATCCAACAAGGATCTATAAAGGATGCTAAAGACTTTGTACACCGATACAATGATGTTATGGAAGTACATGGTCAAACTCAGTGGCATTACCAATATATGCATGATGAGTTTAAGGATGATATTGAATGGGATAAAGAACTTATTAAGATTTGGTCAATAGATATTGAGACTGAAACTGAAGAAGGATTCCCTAATATTGAACGAGCCAACGAGAAACTTCTACTAATTACTTTACAAGATAATCATTCAAAAGAGATTATTACTTTCGGCACTAAAGAATATACAGGTGACGAAAAGCAACATAATAACTGGCGATATGTATATTGTCGTGATGAAAAGATTTTATTTCACAAGTTCCTAGATTACTGGATTGAAAATTATCCTGATGTAATTACAGGTTGGAACTCTCAGTTTTTTGACCTCGCATATTTATGGCGAAGAATGTGTCATGTAATTGGCGAAGACCATGCTCGTAGATTGTCTCCTTGGAAAATTGTACATGAACGAGAGATATTCGTAAAAGGTAATAAAGAGTTCGCCATAGCAATCGCAGGTATTGCTCAACTTGATTATCTTGACCTCTATAAAAAATACACTTACACAGCACAAGAATCTTATCGTCTAGATAATATTGCCTTCGTTGAACTTGGTCAAAAGAAACTTGACCATAGTGAGTACGCAACATTCTCAGAGTTCTATAGAAATGATTGGAATAAATTTGTTGATTATAATGTTATTGATACAGTATTAGTTGACAGGCTAGAAGATAAAATGAAGCTGATTGAACTTCAGCTTACTATGGCATATAATGCTAAGATTAATTATGATGATGTATTTTCTCAGGTTCGTATGTGGGATATGATTGTTCACAATTATCTGATGAAAGTAAATGTGGTAATACCACCGAAATCTAATGAAGATAAAAAGACTAAGTTTGAAGGAGCATTCGTAAAAGAGCCATTGATTGGTTTACATAAATGGGTTGCTTCATTTGACTTGAACTCGCTGTATCCCCATTTAATTATGCAATATAATATATCTCCCGAAACTCTACAACCTGAGTCTGTAGAAAAAGGAGTTGAGCATTATCTTAAAAACCCTGCCATAGATTCGGAGTTTGCTGTTGCTGCCAATGGCTCTCAATATAGAAAAGATTTCAGAGGTGTATTCCCTAGTATTATGGAAGACTTCTATAATCAAAGGAAGATCGCTAAGAAAGAGATGCTTCAAGCACAGCAATTATATGAGGATGAGAAAGATACTCGTCAGCTAAAAGTTATATCAAGTAAGAATAATTATCAGATGGGTTTGAAGATTGCTCTTAACTCAGCTTATGGTGCACTTGGTAATCAATACTTCAGATACTTTAATTTAAAAATGGCTGAAGCTATTACTACTTCTGGTCAATTATCTATTCGTTGGATACACGATAGAATGAATGAATATCTCAACAAGATAATCGGTACAGAAAACGAAGATTATATTATCGCTGTTGATACAGATTCTATATATGTGACATTCGAAAAACTTGTAGATAAAGTTATGGGAGATAAACAATCTGACATAAATAAAACCATCAAGTTCCTAGACACTATATGTAATGATAAATTTATGCCATATATAAATGAACAATATTCTGAACTGGCTAATAGGCAAAATGCCTTTGCTAACAAGATGGTTATGGAAAGAGAAGTTCTAGCTGATAAAGGTTTATGGACTGCGAAAAAAAGGTATGTTCTTTCAGTGTATAATTCTGAAGGTGTGTCCTATAAAAAACCTAAGATGAAAATTATGGGACTAGAGATGATTAAATCTTCTACTCCCTATGCTGTTCGTGAACTTCTAAAGGGTGTGATACCAGTTATCCTACATGGTGATAATAATGAACTCTTCAAATATATTGAAGAGACTAGAAACTATTTCAACTCTTTACCTATTGAAGAGATTTCCTTCCCTAGATCTGTAAATGGTCTCAGCAACTATAAAGATTCTATGAGCATATATAGGAAAGCAACTCCTATTCATGTCAGAGGTGCTTTACTTTATAATCATTATTTGAAAGAAAAGAACATAGACCTAAGATACAATGATATTAAAGAGGGTGAGAAAATTAAATTCGTTTACTTAAAAAAACCTAATGTCATCAGGGAGAATGTTATATCCTTCCTAGATGTTGTTCCTAAAGAGTTCGGCATACATGATTATGCTGATTATGACTTGATGTTTGAAAAGGTATTCTTAGATCCAGTCGATATCATGATACAATCACTTGGATGGAAAGTAAAGCAAACAGCCAGTCTTGAGGATTTCTTTTAAATTCAAAGACTTAGCAGAGGTTTACTTTTAAGTTTTTTAAGAGTAGAATGATGATAATGAATAAAGTAATAGCTATATTGATGATGCTTGGAGTCACTATGTGTTCTCCTCCAGCCTATACTGCACCTTTGACTAAGGTTGTAGCATATGGTCCAAACTGTACTACAGAGACGACTCAGGTTGTCCAAAATGGTATTATAGTTAAGGAGATAACTACTAGAACATGTAAGGAAGAAACTAAGCAGGGAAAACAAAAGTTTGACCCAGATGCTAACGCAACTGATGCCCTATTATATGAGGGTGCTCAGTTATTAATGTATTCTGTATTCGTGAAGCTAATTACGGAAATGAACTAGGAGATAACTATATTATGAAATATATTATTGGAGTTGCTATCGGGATTGGGATTACTTACTTCTATCCTGAAATGGCAAATAACATAATTGAAATCGTGAAGGAGGTTTATAATGTCATCATTTCAAAATTTTAAAATCTTACTAATCTCAGGTATGCTGGTATTTTTGGCAGCATGTTCTACTACTAAGATTGCCACTGAAGCAAATCGTGATGGTGTTCTTAATAAAGTGCCGACTTGGTACTTAGACGCAGAAGTAGAAAAAGGATTAATTAGAAACAGGGATGCCGAAGAATTTATTTATGGTGTCGGCTCTTCAGTTTCTTACGATCTTCAGTTTGCTCTTGATAAAGCTACTACTATCGCAAAGTCGGATTTAGCTGACCAAGTGAATGGCAGGATTACTCAAAATGAGAGTATATATAAAGAAGAAGGATCTGGTGAAGGTGAAGACTTAATGGTTGAAAGATCTACAAGTCAAACTAACAACATAATCACTCCTACTTCTCTTCCTGGATATGAAGAGTGGAACAAAGATGTATTCATTACAGCTGATGGGTTGTATCGAGTATATGTCGGATTGAAATGGTCTGAAACAAATAATAGGTTGGCACCTAACATTAAGATGCAAAAGTTAGAGCCAGTAGAATCTAAACCTATTGACGCATCTATTTAACTAAAGGAGAAAATTATATGGTTGGGTATTTAAACGACCTTATAGATAATCTCGATAACGAGTACGCAGGACTTGCGGAAAATGCTCTAGACTCTGATGTCGGTTTTGTTGACACAGGGTCTTACGCATTTAATGCTTTATTGAGTGGTTCTATTTATGGTGGACTTCCAGGAAACAAGGTGACTGCCCTTGCTGGTGAGAGTTCTACAGGTAAAACTTTTTTCGCTCTAGGAGTTGCTAAAAACTTCCTAGACATGGATAAAGAAGCAGGTGTTATATATTTTGAAACAGAGGGTGCACTTACTAAGCAAATCCTTGAAGATAGAGATATTGACACAAACAGATTTGTTATTGTACCAGTGACAACTATTCAAGAGTTTCGTACTCAAGCTGTGCGTATTCTTGAAAATCATAAAACTGTACCTGAACAGGCAAGGAAACCTATCCTATTTTGTTTAGACTCTTTGGGTATGCTCTCTACAAATAAAGAAGTAGCAGATGTAGCAGAGGGTAAGGATACTCGTGATATGACGAGAGCACAATTAGTTAGAGGTGCTTTCAGAGTATTGAGTCTAAAACTCGCACAGCTTGATGTACCAATGATTGTGACCAATCATACTTTCGATGTTATAGGATCTTATGTACCTATGAAAGACATGGGTGGTGGAGGTGGCTTAAAATATGCTGCATCTACAATCGTGTTCTTGGGTAAAAGTAAAGATCGTGATGGTACAGAAATCGTGGGCAATATTATTAAAGCAACTACTCAGAAGTCTAGATTTACTAAGGAGCAAATGAAAGTTGAATGTAAACTTAATTTTGAAACAGGTTTATCTAGATATCATGGACTTACCGACCTTGCTGTTGAAGCAGGTATCTGGGAAAGTGCTGGTGGTCGTATTACTGTAGATGGTAAAAAAGTATTTGGTAAAGTTATTATGAAAGAGCCAGAAAAGTTTTTTACTGAAGAAGTATTAAAACAGATTGACGAACACTGTAAATCTAAATTTATGTATGGGACTGAAAGTGAGCAAGAAACCGAAGATAATACAGGGGAATAATCCTAAAGAGTACCAACCAATCCACTCTGCTAATGATTATGTATCTGAAGAAGATTACTTAAAAGCAAAAGAGGAATGGGAAAAGGAAAACTATCATACTGACAAGTTGAGAGATACAGGTCAGCAACAACTTCCACATACAGTATTAGAAGAAACCAACGAACAAGGTTTCATGAAACTTAAAGTCAATCAAGGCATCCTAGAAGATAAAATAGTTTCCTTTGGTAAAGTTTCTTTTCAACCCACTGAAGATGGTACTATTAAACTTGACTATAATTATGAGATAGATGGTCCAGATAAATATAGACCAGTACCAAAGGTTGAAGTTGAGAAAATACTTGGCGACTTCCTAATGGCTATGATAAAAGAACAAATGGCTGAAAAAGCAGTTCTTTTTAGAGGTGGCGAGGATGAAATGAAGGAAGCATTAGGAGAAGATGCCTAGTTTGACATTTAACTTTTTTACAGGTAGAATCTAACTATGCGTATTGAAGACACTATATTAAATAATCTTATTCATAATGATGAGTACTGCCGAAAAGTAGTACCATTTATTAAAGCTGAATATTTCCAAGATAGAACTGAAAAGATAATATTTGAAGAGTTTGATAAACTGTTCTTACAGTACAACAACATTCCTAATCCTGATATGATTGCTTCTGAAGTTTTTGAACGAAAAGATTTATTTGAAAACGAGCATGCTCTTATTCAGGAAAAAATACAGCAGATGTCTGAGCCAAAATCTATTAATGATAATTGGCTATATGATAAAACTGAGGAATGGTGTAAAGAACGAGCAGTACATAATACTATTATGGACTCTATCAAAATTATCGATGGTCGTGATAAAGTACATACCAAAGATGCGATTCCTAAAATGATGCAGGATGCTTTGGGTGTTTGCTTTGATGACTCTGTCGGTCATGATTATCTTGAAGATGCTGATGATAGATTTCAATTTTATCATAAGATTGAAGAAAAAATTAAATTTGATATTGATTTATTGAATACTATTACTCGTGGTGGTTTGAGTAAAAAAACTCTTAACATCGCCATGGCTGGTACTGGTGTTGGTAAATCTTTGTTTATGTGTCATCATGCATCTAGTGTATTGAACGAGGGTATGAATGTTCTTTATGTCACTATGGAGATGGCTGAAGAAAAGATATCTGAAAGGATTGACGCAAACTTATTGAACTTGGGTATGGATGAAATTAAAGTTGTTGACCATGATATATTCAGTAAGAGAATTAATAAAGTAAAAGAAAACAGTAAAGGTAAACTGATTGTAAAAGAATATCCTACAGGTGCTGCTCATGCAGGTCACTTCAGAGCATTACTTGAAGAACTTAAAATGAAAAAAGGTTTCAAAGCAGATATTATATTTATCGATTATCTAAATATCTGTGCTTCGCAAAGACTAAGGATGGGTGCCAATGTAAATACTTATTCTTATATCAAATCTATTGCTGAAGAACTAAGAGGTCTGGCAGTTGAATATAACTGTCCTATCGTATCAGCTACTCAAACTACAAGAGGTGGATATAATAATACTGATGTTGGTCTTGAAGATACTTCGGAGTCTTTCGGTTTACCAGCTACTGCCGATCTAATGTTTGCGATTATTGCTAGTGAAGAACTGGATAATATGGGACAATGGATGATTAAACAACTTAAAAACAGATATTCAGATCCTAACTATTATAAGAGATTTGTAGTTGGGGTTGATAAAAACAAGATGAGATTGTACAATGTTGAAGAATCTGCCCAAAGTAATATAATGGATAGTGGGCAGGAAGAAAAAGATATCGGAGCAGTATTTGATAAAACCGATGCAGGTGAACGATTAAGTATGGAAGGATTTAAGGTATGACAAAAACAATAACAGCACCTAAGAAATTTGACTGTGAAAATATATTGGGTAGATTTGGTGACGAAAGTCATTATGAGTTGTTAGTTGATTATGATTGTGATTTTTATGCTCCTACACCTATGGGTGAGGAAAACTCTGAAGAAAATATTATATTCAAGTTTAGAAAGAACTTCTTTTCTCAAGAACAACAAGACGAAGCATATAAAGGACTTCGTGAAGCAGCAGGTGCCACTGAAAATCGTGGACTCGCAGCAGGTATAGAAAAAACCAAATCGCTTGGCTCTAGAGATTGGGTCACTAATTACCATGAAGAATTATTGGCATATTTTCAAAACCCATCTACAACACTAGATGGTTCTGACCCAGTAGAAAATATTAAAGCTAAGTGGAAAGGTAGAGAGAATATTGCTGATGACAGTAGAGGTAATGTATGGTTGGCTCTTAAAGTTGCTGAGGAAGCATTTGAGTTTGAAGCATGGGTTGAAGAGATAAGGTTATTACCCAAAGATGAAATGGTAGCTGAAGCGAATAGAGTTAGAGATAAACTTACATCTACAACTTCTTATGCTAATCAGGTTTTCTCAGGTATCGCAGGTTATTTTGACAGATATCCTCGTATTCCTTTTGGTCGTCCTACAACTTACACTCGTGATAATTATGATAAGTTTGAGATGGCACTTCCTTTCTTACAACAACTTAGTAAAGGATTTGAAGATCTATTACCTGTCAGATATGGTAAGCAGAATGAAGCATGTGGTAAATTAGATTCTAAGTTTATTATTCCAGGAACTGTATTTACTACTGCTACTGTAAACAAAACTTTTAGAACAGCTTACCATAGAGATGCTGGTGATTTGAATGAAGGTTTTTCTAATCTTACTGTTGTATCTAATAATGGTAAATACTCAGGTGGTCATTTAATACTTCCTGAATATAAGGTTGCTGTAAACATTCGTCCTGGAGATTTATTACTAATTAATAATCATGACGGAATACATGGTAATACACCTATGGTTATGGAATCTGATGATGCTGAAAGAATATCATTCGTGTGTTATTTTAGGGAAAAAATGTTAGAACTTGGATCTTGGGATTATGAAAGGGCAAGGGAAGATTATGTCACTGCTCGTAGAACTAATAAAGAACACCCTTTACAAAGAAAATTATGGAATGGTATCAGTCCTGGAATGTGGGATGAAAGTGAGTGGTACGATTTCTTAGAAAATAAATTAGGTATAGATGTATTGACTAAGTATCATCCCGACAGTCAGTCATCAAGTTTGGAGGAATTTTTCTAATGGACATTTTAAAAGATTATCAAATCTGTATCCCATCATATAAGCGACACGAAACTGTGATGAATAAAACCATCGAGGTATTAAAGTCATATAATATTGACCCAGCTAGGATTAAAGTATTCGTGAATGATGAGGAGCCAGGAGAGTATGACAATTATGTAGATACTTTATCTAAAACTGAATACACAAAAAATATTGAAGTCGTAAAAGGTGTACCAACTATTGGTAAGCAAAGAAACTTCATAGAGAAGTATTATCCTGAAGGAACTTATGTCATGTCTTTTGATGATGATATTGAAGAAGTACAAGTTAAGGATGGCGAGCAAAACTTACTGCGTGTTGAAGACTTTGAAAAAGAAGTTATACTTAGAGGTTTCCAAGCATGTGAAGATAACGATGCTAAGACTTTCGGTATATATGCAGCATCAAATGCGTACTTTATGAAGCATCGTACATATACGAAACTTTGTTATATTATCGCTAGTATGTATGGATTTATAGCTGACCACGATCCTGAATTAGATCGTCATACTAATCATGGTGAAGATTATGAGTATAGTATGCGTCAATATAGAAAACATGGTGTTGTCGTAAGACTTGATGATATTACTGTAAAATCTAATTACTATAAAGAGGTTGGTGGCTTACAAACATTTAGAACTGCTGAAAATATTAAGTCAAGTATTGAGTGGATTGCTGAGAACTTTGACGATTTATGTACGATGTATATTCGTAAGACTACTGGGCATGCTGAATTAAAATTGCGTGATACATCTGGTGGTAAATATGATAAAAATTTAAGCACATTAGAAGGTTTCTTTTGAACGAATTAAAACCATTTATCTTAGGTATAGCAATAGCAATGTTATTTGTTGGTCTTATAATATGGATAAGTCCATATGGTGGTCAGCATGAGCCATTAGATATATTAATTAGAATCTATCAACAATGAGAACTGGTATAACTGCTTCAACTTTCGACCTGCTTCATGCTGGTCATGTACAAATGTTAAGGGATGCCAAATCTCAATGCGATTATTTAATAGCATGTTTACAGATAGATCCTAGTATAGATAGAAAAGATAAAAATGCTCCAATACAAACTGTCGTTGAAAGATACACACAATTAAAAGCAGTAAAATATGTTGATGAGATTATACCATATTCAAGCGAAAAAGATTTAGAAGATATCTTAGAATTATATGAGATTGATGTTAGAATACTAGGCGAGGAATATAGAGAAAAAGATTTTACTGGTAAGGATATATGTAAGAGAAGAGATATAGAATTATATTTTAATAAGAGGGAACATAGGTTTTCCTCCACAGATTTGAGAGAAAGGGTGAGTGAGCAATGGTCTGGAAAGTAGCAAAGAAAGACGAAAGATATACTGTATTAGATTATGAAGGATTAAATGTTCTCGTACCTTCTCTCACAATTTTACAACCTGGATGTGAAACTAATGGTCATGTACACAGTGACCCACAACAGGAAGAAGTTTATGTATTTACAACTGGCACTGGACTCATGGAAGTTGAAGATGAAACGATCTCTGTAAAAGCTGGAGACATCATCCCAGTGCCAGCCAATAAATTTCATAAAGTCTATAATAATGATGTAGTGCCATTACACTTTGCTGCTGTATTCAATGGTGCTAGATATGAGTAAACCCAACCTTTTCCCAATATCACTAAATAGTTGATATGGCAAAGTGGTATAGAGATAAAGCAATAATCAATGTCAGAGGTGGAGATGCCGAGACTAGAAAACTTGTTCGCTCTATCGCCCACTGGGTTTCTCGAAAAACTATGGATGTTCGACTCCGAACATCTGTCACTGTAAATATCGTAATACAAAAAAACTTATATCTTAAGGAAAAAGTCCAAGGATTATCTTGGATTGACGATGAAGCATATCGTCCTAAGAAATTTAAGATACAGGTTGAAAAGGAATCTAGACTAAGACCTTTGCTAGAAACTATTGCCCATGAAATGATACATGTTAAGCAATGGGCATCTGGTGAAATGTATGAATATTCTGATGGCTTTAGGACTCGTTATAGAAAGCAAGGGTTTAACACTAAAAAGTTAGATTATTGGGATGCTCCTTGGGAAGTAGAAGCACATGGTAAAGAGGTTGGTCTATTCGTAAGATGGGCAGAAGAAGAAGGATATAACAAACTTCCTTGGGCACAAATTGACTTCCTAAAACCTGAGTATGCCAAGAAAATTAAAAATCAAATAAAATCGTAAAAAGTCCTTTACTTTTGTTCAAATTTAAGTAGAATAAATAGTGTTATGTCTAAATTTGAAAACGACCTAGATCTTGTAAAAGCCAAACAGAATGCAGTGAGAGCAAAAGCTACACTGGAAAAACGATTTGCTTCAGATCCTAAAATACAACAAATACTTGATAAAATAACACCCAATAAACAAGTTATGTGTTATATCTTTTCTAAGAGTATAGCATTTCGTATGGGTCGTGGTAGTATAAAATCTATCGCAGGATTTCCTGCTGGACTTAAAAATAGTTTTACAGGTATTAATACTGCCAAATCAACTTTCAATCCTTTAAAGATACCAGCAGAAACTAAAAGCTATTCTAAATCAGATACTGTTTTATTACTTGCTTTACATTATTTAATTAATTTTTCTGATAGAGTAAAAAGCGAAACTGATAAAACCGAAGCAGTTGAAAGTGAGCAAGTTATGACAGTACAAGCTGACTTAAAAAAATTAATTAGAGAATATGGTATAGTGAGATTACAAGTAGGAAAAGAAACTTTTGATGTAGATAATTTTAAACAAGTTCCTGGAAGACCGAAAGCAGATATGGTGTTCGAATATAAAGGCAGACCAAATATTTTTGTATCACATAAAAAAGGAACTAAACCTGCTGCCTTCCAACAGTATGGTGGTTTTGCTGTTGACCTCCAAGTGAAAGATTTACAATCAGCTAAAGCATATCCAGAAATAGAACAGTTTTTAAAAGATATAAACGAAACTATGAAAGCTATGGGTGTGAAAAAAGATTCGGCTGGTCGTTATGATTTAAATGATTTACAAAGAGGAAGTAATATGGCTCGTCTTATTCATGATGAAGATGTTGCTAATACTGTTAAGTTTGGTAAAGATTTTAAAACTAAAAAAATGGGTCTAGACAATTGTTCTATACTTATAGATGGTGACATCGTATTTAAACCAATGACTGGAAATATATTTGAATTATGTGGAAGTTTTCATACAGATATAAATCCTGAATTACAAAAAAAGAAAAAAAGATTTATATCAGATAAAAATGATGTGTACTCTCCTGCTATGTTTATTTTAAAGTCAGAACAGCAAGGTCTAAATCAAGCAGGGTTGGCTAATGCTAGAGCAGTTATTTGGCCAAATAACCAGATTATTCAAGGATATACAGCACAGTTTGAAAGGATGTTTAGAGGAGTAAAAACTAAGAACAGCAATACCATAGAAGGATTGAAGAAAGAATTTAAAAAATAGGTTATAAGTACCTGTTTTTATATAATAAAATAGTCTAAAAAAAAGACGATTCGGTCGACGATTTTACTTGACATTTGTCTAAAAATGGAGTAGAATTACTGTATAAATTGATAAAAAAGAGGTAAATATGACTATGACAATTTTAAAAATGACTGAGGAAAAAGGTTCTTATCAAAGAACTGTACATTCTCTTGAGAACCAATTAGTTGGTGTTGATGAAATCAGAATCGCTGGTAGAGATTATACAAGGCAATCTGACTTTTTTGATAACCAGTGGTCGACTACTTCAAACTCTGTAGAGTTTGCTAAGAATAGTGGTGGTTTCTATGTTGATGATGAGAGTATCGTTAGATGGCATTCAAATAACCAAGAGCCATTCGGTGATATGCTTCTTGACTTACATGAAGCTGGTCATATTACTTTAGACCAAGTTGACAGAACTTGTATGTCTAAAGAAATTAAAACTGAACAGTTCTGGAAAGAACAGTTCGAAAATATTAATATGGAGGATAAATAATGTCACACTGGAGTACCGATGCAATTATCGATAAAATTAATGATGAGATCGATGGTATGTCTGCTCATGAGAAACACATATACCTTTTCAAGAATAAGCTACAAACTGCTTATAGAGAAGATTGGAATGATGTGATTGCTCAGGACATGTTCGATAAAAAAATGGAAGAGAGTCCTTACTAATGGCACAAGTACACGAAATGTTATACATGAAAATGGATAATGGTGATTATATCTATGGTACTAATTTAGATATTGGTAAATACTCAGTAAAGTTTGACCCACCACTTGAATGTAAATATGAGTTTGACCATGTACCACCTATGAAACTAGAAGGACAAGGTGGCTACTCGGAAGGATCTAAAGCATTCAAGTATGTTGGTACTGACCACGATCCTATGACAGTTTCTCATCCACCTAGCCAAGAGATGATGAGAGTGACTGCTCGAGGTGATAAAGAATTCTATAAAACTAATGGCTGGGATTATGAAACAGGGGAGTTAATATACAACGAAAAATGGTAAAATCATTTAAGACATTAATTACTGAGCAAAAAAATGTTCATATGGAACATATTGAAGACATCCTCTTTGACGAGGGTGTCGCTGGTGCTAGACGAGCAATTAATTTCATGCAAGGTATGCGTGATATGTTGGCTGGTAAATCATCAAACAAAGTAAATGCTACAGTAAAATGGGATGGTGCCCCAGCAATCTTTGCTGGTACAGATCCTAGAAATGGAAAAAAGTTTGTTGCTAAAAAAGGTATCTTCAATAAAGATCCTAAAGTTTATTATACACCTGCCGATGTTAAGAAAGATACATCTGGGGACTTACAAGCAAAGCTATTAATTTGCTTGAAATATTTACCCAAGATTCTACCAGATCGTGGTATCTTTCAAGGAGACTTAATGTGGGCAGGTCGTAATGACTTAAAATTAAAAGATATAGATGGTCAGTCTATGGTGACTTTTCAACCTAATACTATCGTCTATGCTGTTCCTGCTATATCAGGATTATCAAATGTTATTCGTCGTGCTCATATGGGTATCGTCTGGCATACTGAATATACTGGAAATACATTCGATACTCTTAGAGCATCGTTTGGTAAAAACATTGCTAAGAAAATGAAACAACCTGGAATACTAGGTGGCGATGTTTGGTTTGATGATGCTACTTATAAAGATGTATCAGGTCAAGCATCTATGACTGCTAAAGAAACAGCTGAGTTTACTAAGCAACTATCTGCTATCGGTACTCAGTTTAGAAAAGTAAATGCTAATATATTGAACAGTATTAATGCTAATAAAGATTTGCTTATCAATATCAAGGCATTTAACAATACTAAGATAAAAGCAGGGAAAAGGATTACCAACCCAAGCCAGCATGTGACGCAAATGTTTCATTATATTGCTAACAAGTATAAGAAAGAAATAGATAGCAAGAAAACTGAAGCTGGTAAGAATACTTGGAAAGCTAAAAAGAATGATGTACTGTCATTTTTTATAAATGACAAACAAAAAATCGTTGAGATATTTAAGCTGATGAATATGATGGTGGATGCAAAGCAAACACTAATCAATAAAATGAACCAAATTGGATCTATGAAAACTTTTGTAAGGACTCGCAATGGGTTTAAAGTGACAGGAGTTGAGGGTTATGTGGCTATTGACAAGATGTCAGGGAAAGCTGTAAAACTGGTAGATAGACTTGAGTTCTCTCGCCTGAATTTTTCTCCTGAAATATTGAAAGGTTGGAATAAATAAATACCTAAATATAGGTATATTTAATCGATGGGACAAATAAATGAAAGACTTTAAAACACTTCTTAATGAAGTGCCTGCTAAAAAAATGGTCATAGGGTTTGGAAGATTTAATCCTCCAACCACTGGTCACGAATTACTTATCAATAAGGTGACCCAGTATGCTCGTTCAAAAGGCAGTCCCTCCAAAATATATGTCACAGCTACTGAAGACAAAAAGAAAAACCCACTAAAACAAGAACGCAAAATTTATTACATGAAAAGGATGTTCGGTGTGAACGCTCCTTTCGTGCCAACGAAGTCGCCTAATCAAAGAACAATTATAGAAGTAGCAAAGTATCTCAATACAAAAGAAAAGATTACTGAACTAACACTTATTGCTGGTAGTGATAGGATTGCTGAATACAAGAGATTACTCAACCAATATAATGGTAAAGATTACAACTTTGACAAGATAACTGTATTATCTTCTGGTCGTAGAGACCCTGACTCAGATATGGCTGAGGGAATGTCAGCTACTAAAATGAGAACTGCTGCCAGTTCTGGTAAATTTACTGACTTCAAACGAGGTATCCCTCGTAGAATGACTATGGCTGATAGTAAAAGATTATTTAACGAAGTACGCAAAGGCATGGGTCTGCCACCAATTAGAGAAGAAGTAATTCTACCAACATCTCAACTAAGAGAAGATTATGTAGCGAAGAAGATATTTAATGTCGGAGCAGTAGTTGAAGACGCTGATGGTGTATATGAAGTTATGGATCGTGGGGCAAATTATATTAGTGTATCTGACGAAGATGGCAATGTATCCAAAAAATGGCTACACGAAGTTCGTCAGATCGCCGAAACTAATACTGTAAATGACTATCATTATAATGATGAATTGGTATTTAAAGGGTTTACTACAGAACACTTCCATAATTACTACGAAATAAAAGATAAGTTTCTAGATTTATTTGAAAGTGATAAAGATCCTGTTGCTGTGCTTACATGCTTAAAACTTGTCGACCAGTCATTAAAGATATTAGAGGAAGCTAAGTCTAGAGGATACGCACTAATGGAAGAAGTTGGTGCTGATTCTATCATAAAAATGAAATTGTCAGACTCCCTAAATAATATAGGAGAGTTAGAAAGACATGACTACTTAGACCAAATAAATGCCGACTTGGCTGACTTACTCTCTAAGGAACCAAATATGAGAAAAGATTTAGAAGAACAAAAGAACTTAAAAATTGACCCACAGAATAAATTTAGATTTACTTCTGCTGATAGGATTAAGGTCGCTAGAATTATTGCTGGTTCAATGGGTGTTGATAACCCTGAGAAAATGTCAAACCCAACTCAACTTATAAACTTTGGTCTTAGAAAACTAAGAACAAAAAGAGTCACTCCTGAGTTTGCTGAAATCGTAAAGAAAATGCTACAGACTGCTAAAACTGCAGGAATAGATTACGATCGTCAATATTTACCAGCTATTATGAGACAAGGGAAGTTCGCAGTAGAAAACAAATCATTTAAAGATTTTATGAGCGAAGTATCTGGCTCAGGTGTAGATCCTATCGTATTACAACTTAGAAAAAATATTAATCTAAAAGGTAATTATACATTCGAATTTAATGATGGCTCAAAAGGTAAAATGTCTCCTGGAGCATCTGAAGGAATCTTAAACAAATACGATTCGCTAAGAAGACCTGCTCAAAAATTAAATGTGTCAAGAGGTATGGGTAAATCCATGAAATCTCTAAAAGATACATTATCAAACTGGGATTCTGTTGCTAATAAAGAAGATCCTAAAGCTAAGAAGTCTGGTAGAGATGAACCACTTCGTGGTGTAAAGAATCCTATGGATGAAGCTGACCAATATTATAAAGGTGTATCTTCTAAAGATAAAAAAGCAAGGAAGGCAGAGTTTGAAAAAGATTCTAAAAAAGATGATAGCGATCCTACCAAGTACGATCCTGCTGCTGGAGATCTAGATAAAAAAGGCGATTTTAAGAAAACAAAAAAATCTAAACATACACTTAAATACCATAAAAAGTATGGCGACCCAGAAGAACAAAACGAAGCATGGTTAAAAACTATTGAAGATTTAACAGCTTTCTGGGATGAAGATGTAAAAGCCACAAAAGAAAGAATTAAAAAAGAAAAAGAAGCAGATAAAATGAAGCATGATAAAATGATGGATCGTGCTAGAACTCAAGATGCTCAGAAGAAAAACAGGGAAACAAAACCTGGAGTGAAGAAAGAAGAGTCTGAAGGCAAAGATGGTATCATGGGTGTAGGTAAAAATGTCACTCGTAAAGTTAGGCAAGGTCTAAGAGCAGAACTTATGATGCGTATGGCTATGACTAAAAAGAAAATGGCGAAAGCTGATAAAGGGTCAAAAGAGTTTGATGAACTTTATGCTGAATATAAAAAGTGTAAAGATAGAATGAAAAATCTTCCTGGAGTAGAGGGTGCTAATGAGCAGAAAATATGGGAAGTAAAACGACCAAGTGTAGATGAAGTAGATCCTTCTAGTAATTTTAATATTGCTAAGTCTATTATGTCTTACCAAGATTACAAAAAGATGTTAAAACTAGCTGGTGGTATTGAAAAGAGAAAAGTAGATGGCACTATGGAAGTTGACAGTAAAGCTACTCGCGATGAAAAGATAATGAAACAAGTTATCGATGAAGATTGGTTAGAAGAAAACACAGCTGTAGCAAAGAAAGCTAAGAAGTCTGGTATTCCTAAAGGTATATTAATGCAGGTTTACAAAAGAGGAATGGCTGCATATGGTACAGGGCATCGTCCAGGAGCATCTCAACAACAATGGGCACTCGCTCGTGTAAATAGTTTCATTGGTAAAGGTAAAGGAACTTGGGGTAAAGCTGATAAAGATCTTGCAGATAAAGCAAGGTCAGCAATGAGTGATGAAGTAGAGCCAAATAAGAAAAAGAAAAAAGGCGATGTTGAATTAAAAGAACAAAAAAAGAACTGTGGGTGTGGCAAAGACCCATGTGAAACTTATGGCGATATACCAGAAGAAAAGGAAATGACTGATGCCCAAATGAAAAAACGAGAAGATATCGTTAAGGGCATGAAAGATAAAACTGCTGATTTTAAAAAGCGATATGGTAAAGATTATAAAGATGTAATGTATGCTACAGCTACTAAGATGGCTATGAAAGAAGAAGCTGATGGCGAACCGATGACTAAAATAGAAATCGATAAGCCAGTAGAAACTGAAGATAAACCAAAAGCTGATAAGATTAAAAAAAAATCAGGAACACCTAAGTCTGACGACCCATATGATTTAGAAGTATTTGTAGCTGACCCAAAAGCTGACGCAATGCTTGACGATCTTAACGATGATGAAATCGAAAATGTGGTCAATATGTTTGACCCTGAGCAAGATCCAATAAATGGTAAACTAGATATCTTTGACTTATATGATGATGAAGAACTAGCATTAGAAGTTGAAGATGAAGAAGGCGAAGTCACTCAAGAAAACTTTGAATATCTTGAGGGTGATTTAGAACAACAGCTGAACGAAGTACTAAGTAGAACTGAAAGAATTAAAAACCGAGTAAGAGTTAGAAGAACTAAGGCAAGGAGAGCAAGAAGTTTACGAATCGCTCTTAGACGACACTCTTCTACACAGGTTATAAATAGTAGAGCAAGAAGATTAGCAGTAAAATTACTGAAAAGAAGATTCTTTAAAAAGGCACCTAATCAACTATCTGTAGGTGAAAGGGAAAGAGCCGAAGCAAGAATCGCTAAAATGCGTCATGTAGTAAAAAGGATTGCCCTAAAACTAGCACCTCGTGTTAGGCAGATGGAAAAGAAAAGACTACATGGTAGAAAATCTGTAAAACCTGCTCAAAAATTTAAATCGGCACTGGCTGGTGGTAGAATTAGAACTGCCAAAAAACAAACAGGTCGTAAAACTGTAGGCAACTATGTTGGTCAAAGATCTAAAAGTAAAAAAGGTTATGGTGGGGCAACTGGTAAAGCATATGGTGGAGTTAGGAAAAAATAATGAAAACTTTTAAGGAACATAGAGAAGATAACATAGACGCAGTATGCGAAGCTATGGAACTTCCTACATTAGAAGAAGCTAAGTATCAAGGCAAAACTGTCACACTTAACGATCCTATTCGTACTTCTGAAAATCCTAACAAAAAATTTAAGGTATATGTAAAAGGTCCAAAAGGTAATGTCGTTGTTGTACGATTCGGAGATCCGAACCTAAGTATTAAAAGGGACGATCCTAAAAGGAGAAAAAGTTTCAGAGCAAGACATGGGTGTGATAATCCAGGTCCAAAATGGAAAGCGAAATATTGGTCATGCTATCAGTGGAGAGCAGGTGCCAAAGTAAATAGTTAATTACATTAACAAAGTGGAGATAATATGAGTAGTGAAAAGAATGGTCCAGTGGACATCCCAGAAACTGACGAACAATGGGATGAACTTATCAACGAAGCAGATGTAGAAGAACATCTGGCACAACAAAAACAACTAGAGGAAGAAATGAAAAGTGGGTTGACAAAACCTACAGAATCAAACCCTAGTGTAAATCCTTACAGTACAGATCCTAATGCACCTCTTCCTGAGGGTGTGCTTAAAAGAGTTATGGGTATGGCTATTCCTACTAGAGAAAAACAACTAGAGGATTATGAGAAATATAAGGAAGCAACTGCTAAAACAACTGACAAATCCAAAGTAGATTGGGCGATTGAACAGATTGGCGATAATAATTTAGAAGGTGCTCAAGAATGGCTAAAAGAAAATAAACAAGAGATTGATGAAAATAAAAGGTTGACAATTACCGAAGGACAAGCTGTTCAAGTACACTATGTTAAATTCTTATCAGAAGAAGAGTTTGAGAAAAAAATTATTGAAGGTTTGGCTGAGATTAAACAGCTAGAAGTATCTGAGATTATGGAAGCTGGTGGTATGGATGCTCACCTCGTAAGGGATTTAGATATTGATTCGCTTGATGCTATCGAACTAATTATGGATGCTGAGGATATGCTTGGTGCCCAAATCGAAAATACTGAGATTATGTGGGTCAAAACCCTTAGAGATATCTTTGAAGTTATTAAGTATAAGATCGAAAATGATAATATGCCTTATCCTATACCTGAATTCGACGAAGAAGATATTATCTTTAGACCAACTACAGATACAGTAGATGGTAAAGAAGTACATTCAGGCAACTCTGCTTATAAACAATTCATGGCAGGGACTGATGAAAAGCATCGTATGGAAACTGATATAGACAAATATCTCGAAGAAGAAGAGGAAAGAGAGAAAAAATTGCGTGACCTTTTAGACGATGATGACGATGATTTATCAGTTGGACACAACAAATAATGGATTATCTTGCATTATATGAGTCCGAAAGGCAAAAAGTACTAGAACTTGAAGGTAAAATTCGAGAACTAGAAAGTAAAATAGAACTAAATAATAGTAAATTCAACAATGAAGGAGAACGAAATGATTAATGAAGATGAGAAAGTGGCTGTAGAGAATGAAACTCCAGAAGCTACTCAGGAAACTGAAGCACCTGTAGAAACTCCAGCAGAAGAGCCAAAAGCTGAAACTCCAGCTGAAGCACCTGCTGAAGAACCAAAAGCTGAGGAAACTCCTGCTGAAGAAAAACCAGCAGAGCAACCAAAAACTTATGGTGATAGACTACAAGCTGCAGCAGTGAGAGAGCTAGACAATTTAATTAAGTAAAGGGTACTAATATGTCAGAAGTTTTAGGATATCAAGAGTTTATGGAAGCATTGGATTCAGTGAATTCAAAAGCTGTAAAGAAAAAATTTAAAGATAGAAAAGACAAGGATATCGACAACGATGGCGATGTCGATGCTTCTGACAAATATCTTCACAAAAGACGCAAAGCTGTTTCTAAGGCTGTCAAAAACGAAGACATGATGAAACCTATGACCTCTGCTGAAAGAGCAAAGGAAATGCAAAAGAAAGCTAACAAAGTAAAAAGGGATGCGGAAGCAAAACTTAAGAAAGCAAAAGGCATAACCATGGGAGAAAAACTTGACAATAAAGATAAGAAAGTTGTCAAAGATGTAGTAAAAGCATTAAAAGGTGCAACTAAAGCACATTCAGGTCAAGCTAAAGAATTAGAAAAAGCTATGAAAACTGAAGGCAAGTATGCAAAATATTCAGACCTACTTCTAAAGAAGCAACGCATGAGAAAAATGGGTCAAAACACTATGGTGGTTGATAAAGAAATAGAAGCTGAAAAGAAAAAAATTCAAGCAGGTGGTATGAAAAAAGAATCGCTTGATGAAACAATCAGAAACTATGGTGACTTGAGAAAAATGCTGGACCAAAAAGCTAGAATGAAAGCTATGGGACAGAATATTGATTCTATTAGTGACAAAATTAAAAAAGCCAGAATAGAATATGGC